CGTGTATATTATCGAAAATATCAAAAGCGTAATCTTTAAGGCATTTTCCATATTTGTAAAGCTAAAAACCAAAGCTGTGGTGTTGATTATATACGTTTTGATATCTTGTTGACTCATTTTATTTAGCTTTTAAAAGTTCAATTTCTGCTTTTAATTCCTGAATAGCTTTAATCATTGGTGCTATAAACTCATCATAACCAATTGATAATACATCTTCACCACCATTTTTAGAATGGTCTTGAAAACCTCCAAATTCTATTCCTAAGTCCCTAACTTCTTGAGCAATAAACCCGTGATGAAATCTATTTCTTTTTTTAGATCCGTCTTTCTTTAAATTAGAAAGTTTACCGTTTTCTAACCATAAATCCATTTCAATTTCAAAGTCTTCGTTTGATAATTCGCCTTGAATAGGTAATTCTGTTTTGTAGTCTTCGCGCATATCCCATTTATAATCAACTGGTCTTAATTTAGAAATGAAATCTAAACCTAAAACAGTATTTTGAACGTCTGTTTTGTCACGTAAATCTGAACGGTTTTGAACTGTTCCGTAAACATAAGTAGTTGTTGCAGAATTTCCTAATTGAACCTGATTAGATCCCGTAATAGCTGAGTTCGACCCCACACCCGTACAGTTAAAATTAGAAATATTATTCCCTAAAGAACCAGCGCCAATTCCTGTATTGCTATATCCTCCGGTGTTAGAGAATAAAGCCAATAACCCTACCGCCGTGTTTAAATTCCCAGCCGTATTATCTCGCAAAGACCCACTTCCTACCGCAGTATTGTCAGTTCCAAATGTATTTACTGTTAAAGCCGAATTTCCTACAACAGTATTAGTAGATGCGCTTCCACCGCCACGCCCTACTTTAACTCCATTTACAACTATATCAGTTGAAAAACTTGGGTTTGCAAGTTCCGCTTTTGCGTTATTTAAAGCGGTATTATTTTGATTTACTTTATCAAATGCAGTTCTTAACGGGTCGCCCGTATTATCATTTGCAGCTGCACCAATATTAATTGTTTGAATTGTTGCCATATTATTTTTGTTTGTTTAAATATTCGTTCATTTTTTTGATATTAGATTCTTTAACCTTATACGTGGTTAATTTAACCTGTTTTGCGCTTGTTTCCGCTTGTTTATTCATTTTTGTATATGTTTTTATATTAAATTAAAAATAGTTGCTTAAAAAGACTATAATACCCATCCACTTGGGTTTGGGTTTGTATCTGGGTACATATCTGAGTTTGAATTTTGGAAGTACTCAGGAAAAAGAGCCGAAGCATTTATAGCTACATAGTCCACAAATCTTTTAGCGTAAAAGTCAGCAAATGTTCGGTGCTTTTGTACTAATATATCAAGTTCGTCTTTCGTTGTGCTTTCACTGTTTTCTGTTTTATGTTTGAATACTCCACCGTTTCTAATTTGATAGTTTGCAAAAGGCAAATAATCTACCATAGCATAATGAATTAGCATAGGTTGTACATATTCGTTTACTAAATCTAAATAGTCACCTGTTAATGTAGAAGTGTTTATTTTATTTGTAATTGAATCATAAAGTTGAGTACCTAAATAATTTTGAACGTGCATCTGTTGAGCTATTTTGATAAACTGAATAAATAAGTCAGTATCTACATTACCGTTTAAGATAGTGTTTGATTTTAGGTCTTTTGGGGTGATAAAAAGAGTAGTAGCCATTATTTCATATCGTGCGGAGCAATGTACGCTTTAGGGTCGTTAATAGTAGGTATAAAACCGTTTTCTCTAATTGATTTAGTAGGACTTACAATTTCAGCATTTGGACTGTAAACGTCAACTTTTGTTGTTCTATCTTTTGAAGCATAAGTTTCACGCATCCAATAATGTTTGCAAGTACCATTTGGGAACTCTTCGCTTAATAGTCCGCCACCTTTCCATAAAAATATATCATAAGGCTCGTTTGGGTTTGGATGCATACCAAAGCCAGCGTTAACATTTTGAGTACTCATTTTTTCAATATCCTCTTTACGATATATTTTATTTGCATTCATCATTTGTTTGCAAAATTTACGTTCTGGACTTGCATTGCCACCGTATCTGTAACGTACTTTATAAATAGGACTATCCTCTTTACTCTTTGCGTTTGGAATAGCAGTACCCGTGCTTAAATGTACGCTTAATTGTGTGTCTAATTCGGTTTCTTGCTCGTAATTAACCGCTCGAGAATCAATTAATTCGTACTTTTCAAGGTCTATTTCTTCGCCAAACTCCGATAAATCGATATTATGCTCGCTTAAATTAGCTGTTTCAACTGGTGTTTCTGCTATAATAGCACTTTTTAAGCCAACTAATGCTCTAATTTCATCCGCTGTCATTGATTCCAATACCTTATTTGCTACTAAAGGACTTAATGAATTGATACCGTCTATAATAGTGTTGGTTTTTTCGGTAATTGTTAGCTCGTTATTTACGTCTAAAGGCTGTAATTCTTTGAAAAATAGGTTTAAACTAACGTTATTTACTGCTAATATCTTGTCAAACTCTTTAATTAATAGGTTTTGAAACGGTTTAATAACAGTATTTTGCATTAAGATTGTTGCCGTTTGTAACTCTTCAGCATTGTTACCAAATCCGCTATTATCTTTAATTCCTAAAAGCATAGGCGAAATAACTCGGTGTGATACCATAATCTTTCTCATAGATTCATCTGAAAGAAACTGATATTGGTTATGCGCATCCGATAATTGAACGGGTGTAATAGTAGCAGCTGTATTGGCACCGTCACTGAAATTTAAAATGAATTTTCCAGCACTTGAAGTCCCACTAAATTTATTTTGAATACTTCGCTCTATATTTCTTTGTTCGTCCTCTGTTGGTGTACCGTTAAGGAAATTAATAAGCATTGACGGTGCCATTCCATTCATTATATTGTTTAAATGAAAGTTGCTTATCTCTTCCTCTAATTCACAATATTGCAAACAACCCGTATAGTCAACGGGTGCGTAAAAGTAGAACCCAGTTTTATAAGGTTTCACAAATAGTATCTCTTCGCCACCGTTACCAAATCCAAAAGATGGTATTGCTAAAGGTTTATTTGAACGTGTTATTTTTTTCCAGTCTTCAGCATAATAATAAGTTTCTACTTCGCCATCATCGTTGCATTTTCCGCTTCGTAAAGTTTCAATAGGGAAGTGGTTACATTCTAAAATTCTGCTTTTATCAATAGAGTAAACAATTTGAATAGCACAATTACCCATAGCTTTAAGGTCTGAACATAACCGTTCCACTGTATCATTATCAAACAATAACATAGCTTGGGCATATTCGTCTGGCTTAATAAGTTTGTCTGAAGCATCTAAACCTTTTCCAAATATCATTTGGCTAATACCATTTACAATAGCGTTATTAGTAGGCGAACCGTTAATTCGGTCTTGTAAGTATCCGAAATAGTCATTATCTTCACCATAATTAACCCACTCTTGACCTCTAACCTCAACTACCTTTGGACTTGTATAAGTAGACAAATTTACTATTCCAATACCAACCGACTTTTTAGGCTCTATTTTTCTCGTTATTTTTCTCATTAGATTTTATAAAAATTATTATCAATGTTTGGTAAAAAGTATTCGTTTTGATTAATTGAATATTCTTTTACCGTTTGATTTGTGCAAAATATTCTGTCCTTATATATAACCTCGTTTGTAACTGAAAATTTAACAGTCAACTCATAGAAATTATTTTCAATTAGAAAGTCTAAATTATCACTACCTACTATAAACAAGTCGTTTAAAGTACTTTTATAAGTTACAAGTCTATTATGTACTATTTGAGTAGTTTCGTCTTTAAACTCAAAGTAAATAGTATTTAAAGCAGTATCACTTTGCTTTGTTGGTATAATTTCGAAATTTTGTGCTAATTGTGTTGTAAGTACTATCATATCAATTTAACGAGAAAAAAAATGTTTTTGCAAAAAAAAGCACCGAAGTAAATCGATGCTCTTAAAAGATTAAATTTACTCAACTTAACCAATCACAAATTTTATTTAATTACGGTACTATTTGAGTAGGTGTTGCACCTCCAGCAATTTTATCTGTAATTAATAATGGTGTTACAAATTGTGCCATTAAAGGCTCTTCAGTTGTAATAGTCAAAGTATATCCGTTAAGGTCGCCTAATGCAGTACCTGTTGAGATAGTTCCGTTTGTGTCGCATCCACGTGTCATTCCAACTGCTAAGTAATTTCCGTTATTATCCATTACAAAAGCGTGCGGACGTGAAACAATTAGTTTTTGTAACTCAACATTTGAAGCAGCGTCTAACTTTGTCAAAACAAGTGTAATTGATTGAGCAAAAAAAGTAGTTCCATTATCACCACTTGAAGTAATAGTTTGTTCTAAATTCGATGCGCTCTTTACATCGTATTGGTATAGTGTATAGGCTGTTCCGCTAAATGCGGTTACCAAACCAGCTGTTATTGTAGCGTTCCCAAGTGTACCGTAGTCTGCAAAGAATATCTTTTGAATACCTCCAACTGCATCTTTACAAGCTAACTTTCGACCCGTAGTCATTAAACAAGTACTCATATATTTTTATTTAAAAGTTAATAAAAAGGGGTTAAATTAATAACCCCAATTAAATTTATACAATACCGTAAGTAACTGAATCAGCACCAATTCCAACTTGCAAACCTCTTGTAAAGCGTGCAATGAAACGTACATTTTTAGATCCGTCAATATCAGCCATATCAATTGTTTGGATTACATTTTGATCGTCTTGTAAGCCAAAACCAACGTAAAGGTTGGAAATTTCAGCAGCAATCATTGTGTTTGCAGGCATTCCATTTGCAACGAAAATTGGCACTCCATTAAAATATACAGCATCAATCTTTTGGTTTGTACCTTGAGCGTTAAATCCGTTAGCACCTAAACCTGATGCGCCAAATCCAGCCAAAGAAGCAATATATGCTTTTTGAACTCCGATAGGAACGAATAGTCTTAAGTCTTCAGTTCCGAATACTGAATCAGGAATAAGGGCTACTAATCTTGCCATTTCAGCTTGTACGTTTGCAGCTGTAATAGCAACTGGTGTAGTAACTACAACCGAACCGTCAGTTCTTAGTAATTTTCCTAAACCATTTGTAGCGTTCCATAAAAAAGTTTCAGTGTCTAATGCAATATCTTTTAAAACTTTACCGATAAAGAAATCTGAAAAAGTAGAAGGCAAAGAATCAAATGCGGAATATCCCATTGATGCTGCTTCCCAATCTGATTGAAACGGTGTTTTACAAACTTGTAAATTCACTTGCATTTCACTAACAGTAAGTACTTTGTCCGCCAAAGAAACAACGCCTGTATCGGTAAAGTCGCAAGTAGCAGAAGTTACTAAACCACTGTTTGTAAGTTTTTTAATTGTTTGCTTAAACTTAACGTTTGGCATTATTGTAACTCCGTTGTTTGCTAAAGTGTTAGCGCTTAATACTGCTGCTGCAATATATTTTCCAGCAAATTCTCCAGCGTAATTAGATGTAATCGTAGGTTGATTAGCCATAATTTTTTATTTTTAAATTGTTATTTTATTTTGACAAAAACGTCATAATTCTTGATTCAGTTCCTGAAATATTCGCTCCAGTGTTTTGTTTTCCAAGTGCCACTTTTTCAGTAGGTTTATGTACCGTTGGTTTAGTAGCTGTTACACTTGACAAAGTTTCTTTTAAACCTACATTTTCTTTTGATAGGTTTTCGATACGTGAATTTAATTCGTCAAAGGTTGGTTTCAAACTCTCAACTACTTTTAAAATCAATTCGTTTTCGCTTTCAGTTTTAGCAAGTTCAGCACTTTCGATACGTGCTAATTCTGCAGTTTCTAATGCTTTCATTTCCTCTTCTGTTGCTTCTGCTGGTGCACTTGCAATTTCTCCAATTACTCCGATTTCCATAACCTCTAATACAGTACCGTCAGCTAACGTGTAGCTACCAACTTCTAAAGGCTCTTTAATTTCTCCGTTAATTGCAAAAATTGGGTCGCCAACTGAAAATGAATCCGATTCTACAACCGTTCCATTTTCTAATTCCATTTGCGCTAAACTTACTTTCTTATTTAGTAAAGCAGTTATGCGACTTAAGATGTCTGTGTTTTTCATATTTTTAAATTAATTGTTTATATAACTATTTGTTATTTTATTTTGTGTTTTTAAACTTTCGTAATTGTCAAACTTCTATTGTAGAACCTCGAAATTCCTATTGAGTTTGTGTTTTTAATTGAAATTGTTTGACCCGCTGTAATTGTAACTTTGTCGCTTAATATTACATCATCCTTTGAAATTGAGTTGGTGCGTTCACGTGGGAAGTTTAGTATGGAATGATATTGCTGGAACTTTAGATTTAAAACTAAAAGGCGGTAATACTACTTTACAAATAGGTCAAGAAACAGTCGCACGAATCGTAAATAGAACGAGCACAAATATTACTTTATTAGAAGCAAATTATCAGGCTGTAAGAGTTACAGGAGCGCAAGGACAAAGACCGAAAGTAGATTTAGCGCAAGCCAATTCAGACTTAAACAGTACAACTACTTTAGGTTTAGTTACAGAAACAATATTAAACAACGAAGAGGGGTTTATAACTACAAGCGGTCAAGTTCAAGAAATAAATACAACGGGAAGTTTACAAGGCGAAACGTGGGCGGACGGTAACGTATTATATTTAAGCGGAACGGTTGCAGGTCGTATTACAAACATTAAACCTATTGCACCTATTCACACTGTAATTATTGGCTTTGTTGAGTACGCACACGCTATACACGGAAAAATATTTGTCAAAGTAGATAATGGCTATGAATTAGAAGAGCTACACAATGTAAGTGCAATAGCACCAAATAATAACGAAGTATTAACATACGATACATCCACTTTATTATGGAAGCCTAAAACACTTTCAAGTATTTTACCACCAATTACAATTACAGATACTTTTGTTGTTGGAAGTCAAGTAGCTATGTTAGCTATCGTAGGAGAAACAGGAGATGTAGCAATACGTACTGATTTAAGTAAAACTTTTATTTTAAAAGGCACAAACCCAACTGTATTAGCTGATTGGCAAGAGATATTGACACCAACGGGCGGAGCGGTTGCAAGTGTGTTTAATAGAACAGGAAATGTAGTTGCTACAAGTGGCGACTATACAGCCGACCAAATAACAGAAACAGCAACACGAAAGTTTCAAACAGCTAACCAAAACACATTTAACGATGCAACAAGTTCTATACAGACTCAGTTAAACGGAATAGTTATAAAAGCTATTGACGAAGGCAACGGAATAGGTTATGTAATAGCTAATAGAGAACCTTTAAATTATGGAAATGTAGGCTTAGGTGCAGTAGATTTAAGTTATTCAAGTGGGGCGAGTCTTTTGAAAGGAGCTACGGGGGAACGTTCTTTTGCTACTGGAGAAGGAGTAATTGCGTCTGGATTTAGCTCTTTTGCTGCTGGTTTTGCTTGTGAAGCGACTGGTCAAGGCGCTATATCTATTGGATTAACAAATAAAGCTACAAAATTTAATGCAGCAGCTATTGGAGGCAATAACAATTCTACTGGCGAAAAATCAGTAAGTATTGGAAATCAATTAAATTCAGTTTCAGCATCAGAAGTAAATTTAGGAACTTACAACACAAATTACACACCAGCTTCTACAATTAATTTTAATCCATTAGATAGAATATTTGGAGTAGGAAATGGAGTTGATAATATAACTCGTTCAGACGCACTTATTGTGCTAAAAAACGGTCTTACAACACTACCATCAGTTACAAATGCTTTGATAGCAGCAGAGCCAACAGGTAAGGCGGTAGTTACTAAAGAGTATTTAAGTGAAATAATGTCTTCTACAACTGTTTCAAGTTCTACTTACTTTCAAAATATAACATTAGTACCTACTATTATAGAAGGAATGTCTATGGCTCCTGCAACTGCTGGGACTTATAAGGTAGACTTTAACGGTCAATTTAACACAACATTATCAAACATAACACAACAAGCAGTTATCGACTTAAACGCTTTATATTTAACTTTAAATTCCCAAGCGGTTACAAATCCAGTCTTCCCTACATTTGGAGCTGGGACAACTATTTTTGCTGGAGTTTATGAAACATCAGTTGCAGTTGGTCCCGTTGGTTCAATTACTTTAGACGCACAAGGCAATCCAAATGCTATATTTATTTTTAGAACTATTGCAGCTTTAACGGTTGGTGCTGCTTGCGTTTTTAATTTAATAAATGGTGCGACTTCTAATAATATATTCTTTGTAGCTGGAGGAGCGGTTTCTTTAGGTGCAAATTCTAATACTTCAGGGACATTTCTTTCTCCATTAGCTGCAATGGGAGTTGGTTTAGGAGCTTTCGTAAATGGTAGAATATTTTCACAAGCGGCTGCAATTACAAACAATGGTAACGTAACCGTACCTGTTTTGCTGAGTCCTTTTCCGATGGGAATTACAACTAATTTTGCAATATTTACAAGTATGGGGGCGGTATCGAATGTAGGAGCGAACATAATTATCGGTGATATAGGAACTAATAACGGAACTATTACAGGTTTTGAAACTGCTACATTATCAGGCTTTATTTATTTGCCTGCTCAAGGAGCTTCTAATTGTCAATTTTCAATTTATATAAACGGTACAATTATACCAACTTCCACACGTGAACGTACTAACTCAATTTCAAAGGAAATTAATAAGCATACTTGGAGCCATTCCATTCATAATATTGTTTAAATGAAAGTTGCTTATCTCTTCCTCTAATTCACAATATTGAAGTCCACCCTGATAATCTACGGGTGCGTAAAAGTAAAAACCAGTCTTATAAGGTTTTACGAATAGTATTTCTTCGCCACCGTTTCCAAAACCAAAAGCAGAAATAGGTGTAGGCTTATTTGAACGTCCTATTTTTTTCCAATCCTCAGCATAATAATAAGTTTCAACGTCCCCATCCTCGTTGCATTTTCCACTTCTTAAAGTTTCAATAGGGAAATGATTACATTCTAAAATTCTGCTTTTATCTATTGAGTAAATAACTTGTATAGCACAATTACCCATTGCTTTAAGGTCTGAACTTAACCGTTCAACTGTATCGTTATCGAACAACAACATAGCTTGTGCATATTCGTCTGGCTTAACAAGTTTGTCGCTTGCATCTAAGCCCTTTCCAAATATCATTTGACTAATACCATTAACAATAGCGTTGTTAGTAGGCGAACCATTGATACGGTCTTGTAAGTAGCCAAAATAGTCATTGTCTTCACCGTAATTAACCCACTCTTGACCTCTAACCTCAACTACCTTTGGGCTTGTATAAGTAGATAGGTTTACTATTCCAATACCCACCGACTTTTTAGGCTCTATTTTTCTCGTTATTTTTCTCATTAGATTTTATAAAAATTATTATCGATATTCGGCAAAAAGTATTCGTTTTGATTAATTGAATATTCTTTAACCGTTTGATTTGTACAAAAAATTCTGTCCTTATAAATTATTTCATTTGTTACTGAAAACATAACAGTTAATGTATAAAAATTATTTTCAATTAGAAAGTCTAAATTATTACTACCTACTATAAATAAGTCGTTTAAAGTACTTTCATAAGTTACCAACCTATTATATACTATTTGCGTAGTTTCGTCTTTAAACGTGAAATAAATAGTGTTTAAACCAATATCACTTTGTTTAGTTGGTATAATTTCGAAATTTTGTGCGTTTGCAGTTGTAAGTACTATCATATCAATTTAACGATAAAAAAAATGTTTTTGCAAAAAAAAAGGATTCACAAATAAATGTAAATCCTTAATTATAATTATTAATTTAATTACGGTACTATTTGAGTAGGTGTTGCACCTCCAGCAATCTTAGCAGTAATTAATAATGGTGTTACAAATTGCGCCATTAAAGGCTCTTCAGTTGTAATAGTCAAAGTATATACGT